CCTCGCCGCGAGAAATAGCCAAGCCCCCAATCAGTAGGGGTCGGACCTTGCGCGTCCGGCCCCTTTCACATGCCTAGCGCAAGGAGGCATTCCAATGTTCTGTGAGTTCTGTGGCTCACGCTTTACGCCTTTTCGGCGGGGTGGTCACCCAAAGCGGTTCTGCTCCGCGGAGTGTCGCGTGAAGAACCGCACCCACACCCGATACCCCTGTCGTGTCGAGGGATGTCATCGGTTGAGTTGGGACGCCCGAGACATCTGCGAGACGCATAGGTTCCGGCTCAAGAAGGGCTATCCCATTGACGGGCCACCGGCGAAGCCGCCACCGGCGAAGCCGCCCAAGCGGTGCGAGTCATGCGAGCGAGAGTTCGTCCCCGACCGGGGCCGGCGCTTCTGCTCTCGGCCCTGCATCCCACCCCGGCGACCTAACTGGCATGGAATCTGCGAGACATGCGGAGCATCCTTCGTCAGCTTCAGGCGCCGTCGCGCCTGCTCGCGATATTGCAGCGACCGCATCTACAAGCCGAACAAAGGGCCCATCGAGCATACCTGCGGTGTCTGCTCCGCCCCGTTCCTGAGCATCTGTCCACACGCGGTCTATTGCTCAAAGACTTGTAGCCGCCGCAACTTCAACCGGCACAAGCATGAGAGAGATGGTCGTAAGAAGCGCGGCCCCGACTTTCGGCGAAGCCTAGCTAGGCGCTACGGCTGGAACTGCTACCTCTGCCACCGCCCAATCAACCCCGACATCCGCTGGCCCCACCCGCTATCGGCTTCGACTGACCACGTTGTTCCCCTGTCCGCAGGTGGCAAGGACGACAGGACGAACATTCGCCTAGCCCATTGGCACTGCAACGAGGAGAAGGGCGACCAACTCCTAGGAATCGAGTTCGGTGGCCCGCTCGCAGCCTAAGCCATTCACGCTGCCCCACTTTCAGCAGTGGGCGAGCGAGCTGCTGCTGGACTCCGGTGAACCCTTCGTCCTCGAAGCCTTCCAGAAGGCGTTTGTCAAGGACATCTTCGCGGGCTACGCGGAGTGCTGGCTGGTCGTGCCAGAGGGCAACGGCAAGACGACGCTGGTGGCGGCACTCGCGCTGTACCACTGCGAGCACAAGGCAGCCGCCCAAGTACCCGTCGCCGCCAGCTCGCGGGAGCAGGCGGAGATCCTGTACCGCCAAGCCGAGGGCTTCGTCCTACGCTCGCCGCGCCTGACCGAGCTGGTGGAGTCGCCCATCCAGCGGGCGAAGGGTAAGCAGAAGATCGAGGTGCCGCGCTTCGTCTGCCTCGAGGGCTACCGGCGCATCAACCACTACCTCGGTGGCCGCATCCAGGTGTTCGCCGCCGATGACCGAACCGGCGATGGAGTCATTCCCTCGCTCGGCATCGTCGACGAGCTCCACCGCCACCGCAACCTCGGCCTGTACCGGACGTGGGCCGGCAAGCTCATCAAGCGCAAGGGCCAGATCGTCACCATCTCGACGGCCGGCGAACCGGGCAGCGAGTTCGAGGTCACCCGCGAGCGCATCCGGCAGGAGGCCGAGAAGGTCACCCGCCGGCCGACGTTCATCCGGGCCGCCACGCCCCGGGTCGTGCTCCACGAGTGGGCGGTTCCCGAGAAGGGCGACGTCACCGACTTCGCCCTGGTGAAGAAGGCCAACCCGTTCAGCGGCGTCACGGTCGCCGCGCTCACCGACAAGTACCACTCGCCGACGATGACGCTCCACCACTGGCGGCGTTTCGTCTGCAACCTGCCGACCCGCGACGAGAACTCGGCCATCGAGGAAGCCGAATGGTGGGCCGCTCGGACTGACGAGACGATCCCGCCCGGCGAGCCTGTGTGGCTGGGCCTCGACGTGGGCTGGAAGTGGGACACCACGGCCGCCACGCCGCTGTGGTGGAGGTCGCATGACTTCCGGCTGCTGGGTCCGGCCGTCGTCCTGACCCCGCCGCGGGACGGAACCTCGCTCGACCCGAGCCTCGTGGAGCGCGCGCTGGTCCTGCTTCACGAGCGGAACCCGATCCACACCGTCGTCATGGACAGCAGCCGCGCCGAGCAGCTGGGCCTGTGGATCGAGCACGAGTTCGGCGCCACGGTCATCGACCGCCAGCAGACCAACGCCCTCGCGGTCGAGGACTACGACCGCTTCATGGAGGCGCTGCGGAGCGGCTGGCTCCACCACAACGGCGACGCCGAGCTGAGTCGCCACGCGCTCAACGCCATCGCGCGAATCCTGCCCCACGGCGATGCCCGGTTCGACCGGCCAAGCCAAACACGCCAGAGCGGTGAGCAGGATCGGAGGGTCATCGACGCACTCATCGCTGCGGCCATGGTCCATTCCGTGGCGGCTGTCCAACCCGAAGAACAGGAGCCGCTGGCGGCATGGGGCTGATCGACCGATTCACCAACCTATTCCGGGCTGTGTCCATGCCACCGTGGCCGCCCACTGGGTTTGACAACCTGTGGCCGTATGCCAACCTCGACGGCCAGATCTACCCGCTCCTCAACCTGAGCCTGCCGACGGGCAACGAGGAGGAGATCGAGTCCAGCTTCCGCGGCTACGCCCAAGCCTATAAGACGAACTCGATCATCTTCGCCGCCCTCGCCGCGCGGCAGCTCCTGTTCAGCGAGGCGCGGTTCCAGTTCCAGCGCCTCGACAAGGGCCGGCCGGGTGACCTGTTCGGGGACGCGAGCCTGAGCATCCTCGAGCACCCGTCGCCGAACGCCACGACCGGCGACCTGCTGAACCGGGCCATCGCCGACAACGACCTGGCGGGCAACTTCTTCGCCACCCGGCGCCGCAACCGGATCATCCGGCTGCGGCCGGATTGGGTCACCATGGTCCTCGGGACCAACGACCCCGACGTCACGTCCGACGACATCGACGCCGACTTCCTGGGGATCATCTACTACCCCGGCGGCGAGTTCTCCGGCAACGACCCCGAGTACCTCCAGCGGTCGGAGATCTGCCACTTCGCCCTGTATCCCGATCCGCTGGCCCACTTCCGGGGCATGAGCTGGATCACCCCGATCATCCGAGACATCACCTCGGACAACGCGGCGACCCGCCACAAGCAGGCGTTCTTCGAGAACGGCGCCACGCCGCAGATGATCGTCAAGCGCCCGGACGCACCGACCAAGGAAGCGTTCAAGGAATGGCGCGAGCTGATCGAGACGGGCCACGCCGGCGCGGCCAACGCCTACAAGACGCTGTACCTGACCGCCGGCGCGGACGCCACCGTGGTCGGCAAGGACCTCCAGCAGTTGGAGTTCAGCGCCACTCAGGGCGCGGGCGAGACGCGGATCGCCGTGGCGGCCCGCGTGCCGGCCGCCATCCTCGGCATCTCCGAGGGCCTGTCCGGCTCCTCGCTCAACGCGGGCAACTTCACCGCCGCCCGTCGCCTGTTCGCCGATGGCTTCGCCCGCCCGGCGTGGCGCAACTTCGCCGGCTCGATGGAGACGCTGGTGCCACCGCCCACGGGCTCGCGCCTGTGGTACGACGACCGGGACATCAGTTTCCTCCGTGAGGACCGCAAGGACGCGGCCGAGATTCAGCAGATCAAGGCCATCAGCATCCGCCAGCTGATCGATTCCGGGTTCGACGCTGACACCGTGGTCAAGGCGGTCGAGGCCGAGAACATGAGCCTGCTCAAGCACTCCGGCCTGTTCAGCGTCCAGCTCCAGGAGCCCGGCACACCCGAGCCCACCGCCCCGGTCGAGGCGGCCCCACCCCCGCCCAACGGCAAACAGCCCAAGCCCACACCAGCAGGTACGCCATGACCCTCGAAGATATGAAGGCGCTGCCTCCCGCGCGTCTGCCCTTCCCGATTACGCGCGCCACACCCTCCACCGTGGAGGCACGCCAGGACCGCGATGGCGACGGGATGCCAACCATGGTCGGCCACTTCTCGACCTTCGGAGATTGGTACGAGGTGGACTCGGTGTTCGAGGGCCACTTCCTCGAGCGGGTCGGACCACGGGCCTTCGACAAGACGATCAGCGAAAGCCGCGATCAGATGAAGGTGCTGTACGACCACGGGCAGGACCCGCAGATCGGGAACAAGGTTCTTGGGCCGATCGAGGAGCTCGGGGTCGATCGTCAGGGGCCTAGGTATCAGGTGCCGCTGTTCGACACCTCGTATAACCGCGACCTCGCCCCGGGGATCGAGGCCGGCGTATACGGCAGTTCCTTCCGGTTCACCGTTGAGAAGGACGATTGGGACCGCACCCCCGAGTTGTCCGACCACAATCCAGCCGGCCTTCCAGAGCGGACCATCACCGAGGCCCGCGTGTTCGAGTTCGGGCCAGTCACCTTCCCTGCCAATCCCAACGCCACCGTGGGCGCCCGGTCAACCACGGATACGTTCTACCAGCGGAGCCGCGACCCAGAGTCCTACGAAACCCTGCTCCGCTCCGCCCAATCCACACGCACTTTGGCAGACGCCGAAGCCGCAGCCCCACCCGACGAGCCGCCGGCCAGCACTCCTGAGCAGGAGCCGCTGACTCCGGACACTCCAGGGGAACCCGCGCCGGAGGAACCGGCACTTGACCAAGCAGAAGCACCTAGGAGTTCCCCAATGGAGACGAAGTACGTCACCCGTGAGGACAAGGCAGCCCGCGTCACCGAGCTCAAGGAATCCCTTGAGTCGCTGGCGGCCGAGGCAACCGGAGTCCTGACGGTCGAACAGCAGGCCCGCTGGGATGCCGACAACGAGGAGCTCGACGCCCTCAACGCCGACATCGCCGCGTGGGACAAGCGCACCGACCGCCTCGCCGCCCTCAAGAATGGCGAAGGCGAGAAGGGCGAGGACCGCGCCCCGGCCCAGATCAACCGGAAGTCCGTGCAGGACATCTACTCGTTGGAGAAGCGGGCCGGTTCGTTCGAAGCCCACAACCAGGCCCTTCGGGATGACGCCATGCGGATTCTCGAAGTCACCAGCTTCCCCCACCCGGGCACCGACGTCGAAAAGACCCGCGACAAGATCGCGTCCCTGCTCGACTTCGGCGACTCCGAGAACAAGGCACTCGCCCGCCGGATGCACGTCACCGGCAGCCCGCTCTACCGGCGCGCGTTCGAGAAGATCGTCAAGGGCCGCGGCACCTCTCTCCTCACCCCTGAGGAGCAGCGTGGCACCGCCCTCGCGGTCGGCGTCGACGCCACTGGTGGCTTCGCGGTTCCGTTTGCCTTCGACCCGACGGTCATCGCCATCGGTGTGCACACTGGTGCGGTCAACCCGTACCGCCGCGCATGCCGCGTGGTGCAGATCGTGGGCACCGACACCTGGAACGCCCTGACGTCCACCGCCGTCGTGGCGACCCGGACGACAGAAGCGGCAGCTGCAACTGAGCAAGGCCCGACCTTCGCCCAGCCGCAGTTCATCGTGAAGCGCGTCCAGGGCCAGATCACGACCTCCTACGAGATGCTCCAGGACCGAACGGACCTGGCGGCCGAGATGGCCGTCCTGATCCAGGAGGCCAAGGACAACGAGGAAGAGGCATCGTGGGCCACGGGCGACGGCTCGGGCACGGCATCCATCGGTGTCGGCCCGGCGCAGGGCACCTCGGGCGCCTTCACCGGCGTGGACACCGCGGGCGCCTCGCTGGCCGCCGCTGACCTCGACGCACTCGAGGCCGCGCTGCCGGTGCGCCATCGGTTCAACGCTCAGTGGTTCATGAACCGCGCGAACATTCGCCGGATCCAGAGCCTTGAGACGACCGGCGGCAAGCTGTTCGGTGGAAGCCAGTACCCGTCGGTCGGCAACCCGGCCCTCGACGGGGCGGGCAACACCGGCCTGCGGCTGCTCGGCTACCCGGTCAACGAGTCTCCGTCGCTGCCGAGCGGCACGGCGGCGAACACGGTGATCGCCACGCTGGCCAACGTGAGCCAGTACGTCATCGTGGATCGGGTCGGCATGTCGATCCAGTTCATCCCCTTCCTGTTCAACGACTCCGCGTTGGCGACAGGACAGGCGGCCATCTACTTCATGTACCGGAACCACGCCAAGCCGATCAACGTCGACGGCGGGCGCACCCTCCAGTACGTCTAGTCCCTGTGGCGGCGGCTCCTTCGGGGGCCGCCGCCCTCTATCCCCACCGCCTGGAGACTCGGATGCCTAAGCCTGCGTTCTTCACCGTCTCAGAGACGTTCATCGACATGCCGGCCGACGTCGCCTATCACAAGGGCGAAGTCGTCGCGGACGATGACCCGATTCTCAAGAAGCACCCGCAGTTCTTCGTGCCGCTCATCGTGCGCGAACACAAGGGTGGAGCGAAGGTCGAGCAGGCCACCGCCGCACCAGGCGAGAAGCGAGGCAAGTAGTGGCTACCTTCACCAACACCGCCGCGTCGACGGCGGCGGTCACCAACCGCTTCGTCGCCTCGGTCAACATGGCGAACGGGGCCTACACCATCGCCAACGCCTCGCCCACATGGTCGGGCGGCTGCCTCGTCACCGCGACCGTCACGGGCGTCACCGGCAACGACACGGTGGGCACCCTGGCCCTCGTCGGCACCGGGGTCAACGGCCAGCCTCTGACCGAGACGCTGACGCTCGTGCAGGCCGGCACCGCGACCAGCACCAAGGTGTTCCGCACCATCACCTCGGCCACGCAGGCGGGCTGGGTCATCAACGGCGGCAACGACACGATCGTCGTCGGCTGCGCGGCGGGCAACATCGCCGCAGGCTCGATGGGCAAGCTGCTCGGCGTCCTCGTCAACAACACCGTCGCCGCGGCCGTGACCATCAGCGATTCCAGCCGGACGATCCAGGTCATCCCCGCTTCGCAGGCGGCCGGGACGTTCTACGAGTTCGGGCACGACGGCATCGACTTCGGTGGCTGGCTCAAGGTGGCCACCACCAGCACCAACGACATCACCGTCATCCACACGGGCACGCTGCCTGAGTCCTACGCCCTGTGACCCTCATCCAGCCCACCCAGCACTGGGTCTGCCCCAACTGCTCGACTGAATCCATTACCCACGAGCCGCGGCCCCATACCCGCTTCCACGCCTGTCCCGGCCTGAACGGGCTGACCGCTCCCATGCTCCCCGCCGGCACGCGCGCCACCGTGCGCGCCGTCGAGCGGGAGGACTACATCGGGACCGAGAGGGTCCAGACCGACGACGAGGGCCGGCCCTTCTCAGCGGTTCGCACCGATTACCCCGACGGCCGGAATGACATTGCGGTTCTGGCTCCGACAGCCACCGCGAACGTAAGGAGCTGATATGGACACGGCGAAGGCCCGTGGCGCCGCGCACGACGCGGGCGTGGTCACGGTTGAGAACACCCCCGCGGCGCTCGAGGAGGCCCTGGCCGCGGCCCGCAAGGCCGCAGCCCGTCAGGCCGTGCGGGATCGCGTCGAACGGTTGAGGGCCAAGGTCATCAAGCAGGAAGCCCATCTCTCTGAGGTCGAGGCCGAACTGGAAGCGGCAGAGGACGCCCTGACTGCCGCTGAGATTGAGTGGGCGGCAGAGGACGAGGAGTAGGCGATGGCCTGGTCGAATAGCAAGATCTTCATGGCCCTGTTCGAGGACACCCTCGAGAACACGACGGCCATGGACCTCAACGCCGACACCTTCAAGGCGGCGTTGTATGACAACGACATCACCCCCGACCAGACGGTATCGGCAGCGAACACCGCCTACAACGCGGGCCAATGGACGGCCTCGGGCAACGAGGTCACCGACGGGACCAAATGGGACACGGCCGGCGAGCCGCTGACCAGCGTCACGTCGGCGTTCAGCTCGAACGTCTACACCTTCGACGCGGCCAACACGCCGCAGTCCGGTGCGAGCTGCACGCTGGCCAACGTCTACGGCTGCCTCGTCTACGACGACACGATCGCCTCGCCCGTCGCGGACCAGGGCGTGAGCTTCCACTACTTCGGCGGCGCGCAGAGCGTCACGGGTGGGACGTTCACCATAGTCTGGAACGCGAGCGGGATCTTCACCATCACGGCCTAAGGAGGACCCATGAAACGCCTCATCCCCGCCCTGCTCGCCAGCCTGCTGCTGGCGGCTCCGGTCTACGCCGCGCCGCCAACCGCCACCCTCGCGGTGGTTTCCGTGGAGACGGGCTGCCTGTCCCTCGGCTTCTCAACCACCCGCGGTTGCATCACCTTCCAGAGTGAAGGCGATCCGTCGAGCAACAGCCCGACCCGCCACGTCGTGGTGACTCGCATCTTCGCCAACTTCATGGGCCCCGACGTCATGGTCGAGAGCACCGTGGACGAGATCGACAAGGCCGGTCAGGCCATCGCCCACTACCGAGACGGTATCCATCAGCCTACGGGCTTGCCCTACAGCGAGCGCGCCGAGTCATGGGTCGCCCATGCCAAC